AGCAGCAAGAAGATATGTAGACGCTCAACCAAAAGATGTACTTGCAACTGACGACACAGGATTAGATATAGCAGGTATTACAGCAGGTGCACAAGCAGGGACAGATGAAAATTTAAGATTTAGACCAGACGATGCAACAACATTATCTTATGCTCAAGGCGGAAGAATAGGTTATCAAAACGGAATGAATGTTGATCCAATGACTCCAGATATAGATCCTAATGATATTGATGCACTTGTAGAATCATATATGAAATCACCAGAAGGTGAACAAGAATTAACGAATCAAACAAATCAAGGTATGAGTATGTCAAAAATAGTAGGAGAAATGAAACAAGAATTAATGATGGCTCAAGCTTCATCTCAAGGCAACATGCAAATGCAACAACCACAAATGGCAGCTATGGGTGGAAGAATAGGTTATGATATAGGGGGACCCGCAGTAGATCCTGATTACAATGGTTGGAAAAAAGTTTATAAAATAAATCCTGATCTTGCTGGAATGCACGACAACCACCAAAAATATTTACAAAGATTGCAAAGTGAACAAACTCCAGTTAAAAAAGCAGAAGGTGGCCTTATGGATCTTGGTGGAAATGAAATGGATTTAAGAGCTGAAGGTGGGTTTATACCTATCGGTGGCAAAGAAAAAGCAGATGACGTACCTGCTAGATTATCAAAGAATGAGTTTGTATTTACAGCAGATGCTGTTAGAAATGCAGGCGGAGGCGACATTGACGAAGGCGCACAAGTTATGGAAAGACTTATGAAAAGTTTAGAACAAGGCGGAGAAGTATCAGAAGAGTCACAAGGACTTGACGGTGCTAGAGAAATGTTTGAAACATCACAAAGATTAGAGAAAAGGATTATATAATGGCTGGAACAAAACAATCAGAACAAAGAAAAGCATCAGAAGATGCAGTTTTAAAAAGAACACAAGATAAACGTAAAAGTAACAAAAGTAGAATTAAAAGATTAGAAGAAGCAGATGCTCCTTATGATATGATTCATGCTTTAAAGAAAAAAAATAAAGCCACATCTAAATTTCAAGATAAAATATTAGATCCAAAAAAAAGAACGATAGAACTAACAAAAGAATATAGAGAAACTATTCCTAAAGCTATGGGTGGATATAAATCTGGCGGATTAGCTTTAAAGGGATATGGTAAAGCATACATGAAAGGTGGCAAAGTAAAATAATGGCAATAACATCAGCATCCTCATTACCACAACAATTTGTAACAGACTTAAACCAAGACTACGGTCAACAATTAGCAGGTCTAACATCAGTACCTTTAGATACATCAAGATTTGCACCACAAGTTGCAGGACAAGATGCATTACAAACACAAGCTGCATCTTTAGCAGGATCAGGTGTTGGATCTTATCAACCATTTTTAAATCAAGCAGGAACTTTTGGAACACAAGCAGCTAATACATTAGGCGGCGTGTCACCTTTTATATCTTCAGCGCAAGCAAACACAGGTACAGGAGCTGGAACAGGAGCAGGTTCAATTTCATCATTCATGTCACCATACCAACAACAAGTTATAGACTCAACGTTATCTGAGTTTGACAAGCAAGCTGCAATGAGACAACAAAATATTTCAGACAACGCTGTCATGACAGGAAACTTTGGTGGTGGTAGAGAAGGAGTTTTACAATCAGAGTACCAATTAGGATCAGATAGAAATAGAGCATTATTAAATAATCAAATGTTAACTCAAGGTTTTGGTCAAGCACAAGGTGCAAGACAACAAGACTTTACAAATCAATTAGGATTAGCTGGAGCACAGGCAGGTTTATCTCAAGGACAATTAGGATTAGGAAATTACCAACAACTCTTAGGTGGTTCAACACAATCTTTAGGACAAGGTGATCTATCTGCTCTTACTAACATAGGTGGCATTCAACAAGGACAGTCACAAAATGTTCTTAACGCACAACAACAAGCTAATCAAATGCAAGCTATGGAACCCTATCAAAGACTTGGTGTCTATGGTCAAGGCGTTGGTCAAATATCACAAACACCGGGAAGCATACAACAACAAGTAACACCAGATCCAACTGCATTACAAACAGCACTGGGAACAACTTCTGTGTTAGGTGGATTAATGGGACTAGGCAGTGGTTATGCTGCTCAAAACGCAGCTAATAAAGCAATAGGATAATCATAATGAGAACTTTAAAAAGACCAATGTTCAGAATGGGTGGATCAGCTAACGAAGGCATAACGTCTGGTTTAGATAAACCTAAAAGAGGTTTAGTAAATGAGCCTGGTAGTTATGCAGGGACATTAGAAGAACAGTTTGGGTTGTCTGAAATAGATCAACTTGTAAAATCTCGTAGACCAAAGGAAACATATAAAGACAGAGATGACTTTCTAATTAACTTAGGCTTAGATATGGTAACAAGATCACCATCAAGTAATATTATATCTACAATTGGAGAGTCAGTCAAAGGTCCATTTAAACAACTTCGAGCAGGTCAAGCACAGGAAAGAAAAACACAAACAGAAAACGAATCTGATTTATTTAAAACATTAATCGGAGCAGGAGGAAAAATTATGGGCTCTGAAGGTGGAGGTAAACTATTTTCTAAACAACCAGCAGCTGATGCAGTAGCAGGTTTGATGGGTGAATGGCAAGACTTAAGAGACAAACAAGAAGATATGGATCCAAGAGAATTCCAAGATCAAAAAGCTCAAATATTTGGACAAATACAACAGTACCAAAAAGAAAACCCAGCTATATCTAGTTTATTTTCAGACAAAGAATTTACAGCAAGTGTTAAATCTAAAATAAAAATAAGTTTAAAAAATAGTCAAAAACTTATGACTGTGCCTAATCCAGAGGGAGAAGGAACAATTGAAATAAGTGAAGCACAATACTATGCTGACAACAGAAACGCAAATAAATTACAAGAAGAAATAGGAAGAAGATTTTTAGAGTATTATAACAACATGACGATGTTTGGAGTTGGAGCTCCCACTGTTACTAAAGCAGCAGATGGTGGACGAATAGGTTACAAAAGAGGCATGGCTGTAGTACAAGATGACGAGAGAACAAACTATCAAAACGGTATGACTGCAATGCCAGCAGCCGGAGACATGATGCAAGCGACAGGTGACATGGGACCACAAGATGATTCAGCTCCAGAAGAATTAACTAACGAACTTACTTTTGAAGAATTAAGACAGAGACTTCCACAAGAGATCGGTGATGACATTGTTAATTTAATTTTATCTAGTGCAGAAGCTATGGAAGATTTTGCAACAATACAAACCGAAGATGATATATCTACTTTTAATAAAAAATATGGTGTAAATTTAGTATTACCATCGGAGGGATAACATGGCCTCAAAAGATTTAACTTATCAAAGTGATGAAGGACCTTTTGAAGTTTACGATAAAAGAAAGTTAAAAGAACCTATCTCATCTGTAGATGATTATAAAAAAGCAGTTCTTAAAGCAATAGAAGGTTACGATAAGAAACAAGCCAAGCCTGTTCGTTTTAATTTTTTTAAAGACAACGAAGGGTTGCTAAGACTATCTAATACATTAAATCCTTTTTACAAAAGCACAGAACTTCTTGAAGAAATAACTGGTGAGAGATCTACAAAAGCACCTACTAAAAAAGAATTAGATAAAAAAATTAGTGAAAGAGATTACATAGATGGTTTTGCAGATATATCTAAAGGTATAGAATCAGGAGCGTTTGATTTTACAACAAGTATTGGTGAGCTATTATTTATGGGAACGGATTTTTTAAGTGATAAAAATTTTGCTTCTGATTTTCAAAAGATAATAAAAGACATAGAACCAGAAAGACCAGAAACTTGGAGAGGTGATCTAGCAAAAATAATGACACAGTATGGTGCACCAGGTGGGGTAATTCAAAAAATTTTAACAAGAGCTACTAAAGCAGCACCCATTGTTAAAGCAGTTGCTAAAATGGGAACTAGTAAAGCTTCTAAAATTGCTCAACGTATGGGAAGTGGAGCAGTAGTTATAGGTGCTACAGATTTTATTGCATCTCCTGATCAAAGAAAAGAAGCAAACATTTTTAAATTTGCTGAACCAAAAGACACATCTAATTTATCTGGTAGAGAAAAAGCAAAAACCATGTTCATGAATAAAATTAGATATGGTGCAGAAGGTGCTTTGGTAGGTGGTTTATTTCCTTTAGCAGCAAAAACTTTACAGCAAGGAGTTAAACGTGTGGTAAAACCTGTCATTAGACCTGTGGCTGAAACAACTTTTAAAGGTATTGGAAAAGGTTTTGATATGGCAGCTACTGGGTTAAGAGGAAACATAGATTTATATAAATATTTACTATCAGGTAAACCCTTAACACAAACTAAAATTGCACAAAAATTAATAGGCTCTTCAAAAAATGAAATTAAAAGATTTATATCTCCTTTAACTAGAAAACTAGCTGGTAAAGGATTACCAGATAGAGATCAATGGAGATTGTTTCAAGTGACTAGTCCAAACAGAACAGAAAGAAATTTAAAAAGAATAGATAGTGTATTGTCTTGGTTTAGATCTTATGGAAAATTACCTAAAGATATTCAAGGAGTTTCTGAACAAGTTCAATTATTTATAACTGCAAATGCTAGAAAAGTAGACAAGCTATTAGAGAGTGTAGAATCACGTGCACATAACTTGGCTAAAAAATTTGAATCAAGAAGTAATACAAACAACACATCTAAAGTTTTAGAAAAACAATACTTAGATGATGTGGTTGATTATTTAAGAGGAAGCAAACAACTTACTGGATTAGAAAAAGAATTTAGACCTCTGGCATTAGAATTAAAAAAAGATATTAATAAAACTTTAATAGAATTTGGAAAAAATTTACCTAAAGGATCTAAAAACGAAGCCATTAAAGAATTAAAAGATTCTCTTTCAGGTAGAGTAGATAATTATATTATAAAATCTTTTGCAACATTTACTAACCCTAACTACACTCCTGATGTATTAGTTAGACAAAACGCTAAAAGTTGGGTACTTAAAAATGTAGTTTCAAAAAACAGAGACTTAAGAGAAGTAGCTAAAAAAATGTATGGTGGCGCTAATGTTAATCACATGGAAAAATATGCAGATGATTTAGTTAATAACATTTTAGGTCGAGGAAAAACTGCAAATATTCATCCTATTAAAATACTACAAGACATTGGTTCTAAAGAATTACGAATGGATAAATTTAAATTTTTAAAAACAGGAGAAGAATTACCCGATGCTATTAAAAAATTGTTAGGAGAAGAAAAAGATTTGAGATCACAGGTATTATTTACGGTTACTGATGCTGTAACTACAACTGCAAATAAAAAAGGTTTTGATAGAATAGCTGAGATTGGTAAAAAAAATGGTTGGTTGTTTGATTCTGTAGATGCTGCAAAAACAAAATTTGTTAATCCGGTTCAAATAAGTGAGATAAAAAATTTAGGTTCAATGTCTAGTGAGTTAGAAAAACTTTATACTTCTCCTGAATTAAAAAAAATTTTAACAGACACGGGCACACCTTTAGATGTGCTAACTAAAATACCTGTTATAAGACAACTGCTTCAAGCAAAATCTGCTGTTCAAGGAATGAAAACATTGTACTCACCACAAACACAGGTAAGAAATGTTACTTCTGCTTCTATTTTTTCTTTGTGGAATGGACATGTTGGTAAAGGAGCTAATATTATTGACTCAACTAAAATGGTTATTAAAGATATATTTAAAGCAGGTAAGGGAGATCCTATTGATGAAGTATCTTTTGCAAGATACGTAGAAAAACTTGTTGGCCTTGGTGTCTATGATGAAAACATTGTTGCTCAAGAATTAAAAGCAGTTTTTAGAAATTTAAAAGATGGAAAAATAAAAACAGAACAAGAGTTGTTTGAATATTTTGCAAATTCTAAACTTACAGAAAAAGTTGCAAGAGTATATGCAGGCGGAGATAACATGTGGAAAGGATATGGTTTTGAATTTTTTAAATCAGATCTGTCTGCAGCGTTTAAAAATATAAAAGAAGTAGAAGACTTTTTTAAATTACAAAGATATTCTTTTGATAAAAAAAATCTAATGACTGGACAATTAAAAAGTTTTGATGAAGTTTTAGATGAAGCGGCTGCTTTTATGTTAAGAAATTCTTATCCAACTTACAGTAAAGTTCCACCAGTAATACAAGGCATAAGAAACATACCTGTCATAGGTAACTTCGTTTCTTTTCCAGCTGAAATATTAAGAACAGGTGCAACTTCTGTAGCTATGTCTTTAAAAAGTATTATGTCTTCACCTAACCCTAGAATAAGAGAAATGGCTTACAAACAATTGATAGGTGGTTACATTGCAATACAAGGTTTAGGAAAAGGAGCAACTACAGTAGCTAACTATTTAACAGGTGCTAAAGAGGAGCAATGGGATGCATACGGTCGTTCAGGAGCTGCACCTTGGGATCAAAACTCTAATCTAATGGGTATTGAACCATGGAAAGATGGAGAATCAGCAGCTATTAATATGTCATACTTTAGTCCTTATGATGTTTTACAAAGACCACTTGAAGCATTTATAACAATGGCTGACAAACAAAATATAGCGCCAGAAGATATTGATGATTACGTAATGAATCAATTTTTTTCTGAAAGAGGACCTGTGATGGAACTGTTACAACCATTTCTTTCACCGGCTATTTATTATGAAAGAATACAGGATGTTAATAGTGGTAATTTTTTATCTGCAGGACGTGGTGGTAGAACAGCAGAAGGAAACTATATTTATTCTCCTGCCGATTCGTTAGAAGATAAATTTAATAAATCTCTTGTTCATATTATTAAAGGAGCAGAGCCTGGTTTAATATCAACAGGTAGAAAAATAAAAGATGCGTTACAAGGTAATGTTACTGGAAAAGGTAAGCTAGCAAAACTTGGAGATGAACTTACGGCTTTGTTTACAGGAACTAGAATTATTAGAATAGATGTTAAAAACGATTTAAAATTTATGGCTTCTGACACTAATAGACTTTTAAGGGCAACAGACGAAACAGAAAAATTTTATAAATCTAAAGACTATGTTAACAGACCACCTTCTATAATGGTAAATGAGTTTGAAAAAATGCAAGATGAAGCTTTTAGAATACAAAGAGATTTGTATATGAAAATAAAAGATTTTGAAATGTTAGATCTTGATATTGATACGATAGCTGACATTTTAAAAGAAGCTAACATTAATAAAAAAATAGTTAATAATTTAGTGGATGGTATTTTTACTCCGATAAATTATTCAAAACCTAGGTTTGAAAGTAAAGTTAAAGTTTTAGAAGGAGTTACAGAACAAAAAAATAAAAATAGTAAAAATTTTATTTATTCTTTAAACGAAGATTTTGTTTTTCCAAAAGATGAATTAGACGAAGTAAAAGAATCTTATGAAGATAAAGAATTTTTTCCTAATGGCTATGAGCCGGCTGAAGCTAGAGCTATAAGAGATGCAAGAGGGAATATTGTGTATGATGAAAGAGGTAACATTAAAAGTGAACCTAGTTTCTTAGATAAAGTTGTACCAAAAATTAAAAACTTAGTTGTGCCAGGAAGTCCATTTAGTCAAGCACCTTCTCAAACACCTTTACCAGAAACACCAGGTGTAGAGGCAAAACAATTTGTATCTAATACAAACGTTTCACCAACAGGATTAAGTGCAAGTGACAATGCTTATTTAACTAACGAAGAAAAAACAATGAGACTTAAAAACAGAGGAGTAGTGTAGTGTTGAATAATGCTTTACAAAAAATAGAATCACATGAGAAGCTATGCAGAATTATGCAGAAGCAAACTCGTGATAAGATGTATCAATTAGAGAATCAAATTACTAGAGTAGAAAGAATATTACTGGTGTCAATGGGTGCTATTATTACAGGTATGGGTGGAGTTATAATAGTGTTACTTGAAAAACTGTAGCCGCCATACGTTAGTCCTACATTTTATTGGATTAAATCCAGTCTTTTAACTCTTCATTCATTACTTGTGAAGCAATATCTACTTTTTTACGTAAAGCTTTAACAATTTTTTCATCAACTGTGTTTTCAGCAATAATATCTACGTAAGTCATTGAGTTTTTCTGACCTATTCGATCTATTCTAGCTTCGGATTGAAGTCTTTTTTCTAAGTCATAACCATTAGAGTAGTAAATCATTGTAGATGCACCAGTAAGTGTAATTCCATACCCACCTGTCTGTGGTGTACCTACTAAAAATCTAATTTTACTTTCAGGGTTTTGTATTTCTTTAATTGCTTTTTGTCTATCTTCTGTAGTTGTGTCACCAAAGTAAGTCATTACAGAACCAGGGTATTCTTCTTCAATTGCTTTTACAATTGTAGCTATATCATGACGATAGTGAGCCCAGATAACAGCTTTACCTTCAATTTCTTCTAATACATTCATCAACTCACTTGTACGATTGTTTTTAATTTCTTGTACTTTGCCGTCATCAGAAACAAAATGACCACATGTAATCTGTTGCATTCTCATAAGTTGCACAATAACATTTACTGTAGTTGTTAATTTACCATTTAACTCAGCAAGAGCTAATTTTTTCATTTGTTTGTAAACTTTGTCTTGTTCTGGTGTAAGCTGAATAATTCTTTTCATAAAAGTTTTAGGGGGTAGATCTAAACAATCGTCTTTTAATACACGATAAGAAAATTCTGTTATCTTATTAGATAATTCAGGTAAATTTTTGTAACCTTTTATTATCTGTACTGAACGACCACCAAAATGCGCTGTCTTCATTTCTGCATATCTATTACGAAAAGCATAATAAGAACTAAAGTCTAATAAAAAAGGATCTAAGAAATAACACTGTGTAAACAGATCAAGAGGAGATTTAGTAACAGGTGATCCTGTCAAAATTCTTCTGTACTTAGAATGGCTAGATAAACTTAATATATTTTTAGTTCTTTTTGCAGAAGGGTTTTTAATAGAAGTAGATTCATCAATAGCTGTCAATGTTTCGTGGCAACGTAAAAACTTTAAGGCAAAATCAAGGCCTTTTTTTGTTGAAAATGCTTCTACATTCATTATTAAAATATGTAGTTCTTCACCTGTTTCAAACAAAGTGTTTAATTTTTTTTCTTGTGTTTTATTAATCATAGCCTGCCATAGAACCATTTTTTTATCTATGTGGTCTACTAAATGTGTAGGTATTTCAGAGTCCTGCCAATTTTTATAAACACCTTTAGGTGCTATAATTAATGCTCCATTAATTTTACCTTTATCATAAAGCATAGCTATATTGTCTATTAATACTTTTGATTTACCTGTACCCATCTCCATAAAATAAGCATATGCTTTTTTATTACATGATTTTTCTAATGCTTCTATTTGATGAGCATAAGGTTTAGTTTTAAATTTATAATCCATATTATTTCTTCTTTCTGGTTGACACCATATATAAAATAAAGTAAAAGTCAAGCATGAAAGTAAATGAAGACATAATAAAATCAGATGATCCTATAGTTTATTTATTACAAGAAGTACCTGGTACTAAAATTGGTAGACCAAAATACAATATTATTGGTGCACAAAAGTTTGGTGAAATAAAAGTTCTTTTAAGTGAGGACACACAAATAATTAGAAGTCCAGGACCAGTAATTTATAGAATAAGAAGATTGTTAAAAAATTTTTCAGATAAGGATTATTTATTGTTATCTGGAGATCCAAAAGTTATTGCTTTAGCAACAGCCATAGCTTGCGAAATAAACAATGGAAAGTACAAAACATTAACTTGGGACAGACAAGAAAAAATGTATTACTCAACTCCATTTAACATACATGAAAGAGGAGAAATAAATGAATGAGGAAAAACTACAAAAGATGTTTATTGAGGATGCACCTCAAGACGTAAATAATTTAACTGGTGTAGAAAGTTTATCTGACCTAGTTATACAACTACAAAAACTAGAAGATGACATCTTAAAAGATGAGGAACATCTAAAGTTAAAAAAACAAAAAGCAGACAAAATTTCACAGATAGCTATTCCAGAAATAATGGAAGCATTAAAAATGAAAACTATGAAATTAGCAGATGGTTCTGCAATAGAAATTAAAGAGATATATAGCGCAAGTATTCCTGTAGCAAATAAGGAAGGCGCTTTTAACTGGCTTCGAGACAACGACTTAGGTGATCTTATTAAAAATGAGATCACAGTTTCCTTTGGTCGTGGCGAAGATAACAAGGCGAGCGGTTACGCAGACCTTGCAAAAGGTCATGGGTTTGAACCAACTCAAAGGTTGAAAGTAGAACCTATGACACTTAAAGCATTGTTTAGAGAGCGTTCTGAGAGTAATCAGGAACTGCCTTCTGAACATTTTAACCTGTTTAAGGGAAACAAAACAAAAATAACAAGGAGCAAATAACATGAGTCAAGAAACAAGTGACGTAACAGTAAAAAAAACAAATGCAGTAGCAACCTTAGACTTTGTTGCAGATTCAGGAATGGGTTTGGAAAACATAGATAAGAGTGATCTTGCATTACCTTTTCTGAAACTACTACAAAGTGGTTCAGATGAAACAAAAAAGAAACATGCTAAGTATGTAGAAGGCGCAGAAGCCGGCATGTTTTATAATACAGTTACAAAAAAACTGTACAATGGAGAAAAGGGAATTGAAGTAATTCCTGTCTTCTATAAAATGACGTACCCAGAATGGGCACCTTTTGAGAGAAAAGAAGGTAGACCTATTTCTAACGATAGGGGTCCTAGCATTATGGCCAATACAACCCAAAATGATAGAAACAAAGATATGTTGGACAATGGTAATGAAATCATTAAGACAGCAAATCATTTTGTTATAATCAATGGGGATAGACCAGAAAAAGCTCTGATGACAATGAAATCTACTCAGTTAAAGGAAAGTAGAAATTGGAATTCATTAATGGAAAATGAATTTGAATCAGCACCTTCTGGTAAATCTGTACCGGCACCTATATTTTCAAGAGTTTATAAGTTAAATTCTGTAGAAAATTCAGGAAGCTTTACTTGGCATGGATATAAAGTGTCTATGTTAAAAAAAGTAGATGATGCAGGTCTATATCAAATGGCTCGTGATTTTCACAACTCTTTAAAGAACGCTCAGACAAAAACTGCAGCTGCTTCCACTGAGGAAAATAAATCAAACTACTAGTTTCTCGTAAGAGAAAAATGGGCGGTCTAGGGAGACTGAAGCCGCCCATAATTTAGACAAAGTTTTTGTTTAAGGGATCATTATGGTAAATGAATTTATAAAATTGTTTTCTGGTTATGCGGGAGACTTTGGTATCGCTGATATGTCATCAGCAAAATTAGATGCTGAAAAAAATAAACTAAAACCAGACTACGAATGGTCTGGAAGACCTATCACTACTATAGATTATGAGAATCATATTAAAGGTAATATATCTATAGGTATACAACCATGCAGATTAGATAAGACAGCACAATTTGGTTGCATTGATGTAGACCCTAAAAATTACGCAAATTTTAAAATAGAAAAATACCTGGCATTATTTGCACAGTACAATCTACCTTTAGTTCCTCTTATGTCTAAAAGTGGAGGACTTCATTGTTATCTATTTTTAAAGGAACCTATTCCTGCTTCTGATTTAATAGAAGCATTAAAATCTTTTCTGCTTCCTCTGGGTTTAAAACCCACCACAGAAATTTTTCCAAAACAGAAAGAATTAAAGGAAGATGACAAAGGAAACATAAAACCAGGAAATTTTATTAACTTACCTTATTACAATAATGGTCAAACACATAGGTATGCAGTAGACAAAGACAACAAAAAATTATCATTAGAACAATTTATAAAATACGTAGAAGAACTTAAAACTGACAGCAGCACCTTAGACTCCCTAGTAGATCAAACACATAAAAATATTTTAGTAGGTTCAGATCCAGAATTTAATGATGGTCCTCCTTGTTTAGCTTTGTGTTCAAAATCTAAACTAGATGATGGCAGAGATAGATTTATGTATAACTACATGGTCTTTGCTAAAAAGAAATATAAAGATAAATGGACAGACCAATTAATGTTTGCCAATACTAAGTACTTAGAAACACCTTGGGACAAAGCCAAGTTAGATCAAAAGATTAAAGCATGGGATAAGGAAACAGCCGGTCATACTTGTTATGAAGATCCTATTCAAGATAAGTGTATGAGAAGTTTATGTTACTCTAGAGTTTTTGGAGTTAAGTCAGATAACATAAATGCTTTTCCAGACATAACAGACTATCAAATAATAAAGTATGAGAGACCAGAATATAGATTTAATGTTGTTATGCCAAATGACGACAAAATAGAAGTAGTAATACCTGATGTAGATATAATGACAAATCAAAAAAAGGTTTTAGATCTTATATGGGAGCAGACAGGAATATATTTTGAACCTTTAAAACCAAAAGATTATAGAGTTAAATTAACAGATTGGAGAAAAGATTGTCAAAACATTAAACCACCTGAAGGAACAAGTACAGATGATATATTGGGTAACGAGTTATATAATTATTGTGTTAATGGACCACAAGCTAGAGAAAGAATACAGATAAGACTAGGCTCATGTCTCACAGAAGATGGTCACCATTACTTTAAGTATCAATCTTTTATTTCTCATTTAGGTAATGATTGGAAAATATCTAAAGAAAAAATAGGACACAAACTAAAAGTAAAATTTAATGTTGAGTTTAATTATTCTTTGAAGATAGAAAACAAAGTAGAGAAGGTATGTAAACTAAAACAATTACATGTAGATAAAATAGAATACAAACCTGTAGAGCGAAAGGATTCTAATTACTAATGAGGTATAAAGTAATAGGTCCTCCAGGTACAGGGAAGACTAAGACATTGTTAGATGAAGTAGATAAATATTTAAAGAAAGGTGTTCCTTTAAATCGTATAGGCTATTTTGCATTTACAAGAAACGCAGCCAATGAAGCAAGAGATAGGTTTTTAAAAAAGAATGAAGACTTGACTAAGAAAGATACATTGTATTTTAAAACATTACACTCTTTAGCTTTTCATAATTTAGGATTAAACCAAGATAATGTGATGAATGAATTACATTACAAAGCTATTGGTGAAACATGTGGCATACAAATTAAATATGCAGCATATGAGAGCAACGCATGGAATGGAATATTTAGTTCCAACAGTGAGTATTTAAATTTAATAAATTTAGCCAGAGTAAAAAGAATAGATACACTACATCAGTTTGATTTAAACGAGCATTTAAGTAATGTTGAAAGAGATAAGTTAGATGCAATAGATAAAGAAATAAATAGTTATAAAAAAATTTATAACCTAATAGATTTTACAGACATGTTAGATAAATTCTTAAAAAAGGGCACTGTTAAAGGTAAATTAGACGTTATTTTTGTAGATGAAGCACAAGATCTATCAAAAATACAGTGGGATATGTTAGAAAAAATTGAAAAAGAAAACGATGCAGATGTATGGATTGCAGGTGATGACGATCAAGCTATTTTTGGTTGGGCCGGAGCTTCTGTCATGTCTTTTATAGATTGGAAAGCTAAGGAGATACCTTTAACACAATCAGAAAGAGTACCTAGTGCAATACAAAAAGCTGCTCTGTCTATTGTAGATAGAATAGAAGAATACAGATTAGATAAAAAATATTATCCTAAAAAAGAAAAAGGACAAATACTTGAGGTAATAAAAATATCTGACATAGATATGTCTAAAGGAAGTTGGTTGATATTAGCTAGAACAAATACTCTATTAAAAGAAATTCCTAAAATGTTAAAACAAAAAGGTTTGTTTTTTAAAACTTCTGATGGCAAAAATAGTATAGGTAAAAATTTATACGAAGACATTGAGTATTGGAACAAGATGAGAGAAGGAAAAAAGATACCAGAGATAATTGAACAAAGAATATTAGAAAGAATTAAGGGAAGTAAACCAGATCTTAAATTAGAATGGCATAAAGCATTTACTAATGAAACATTGTCTAAGATAGATTATCTAAGGGTTTTACTTTCTAACAAAGAAAAAATACACAAAACTCCTAGAATAACTGTTTCAACAATACATAGTGCAAAAGGTGGGGAGGCAACAAATGTTGTTTTATTTTTAAATGAAACAACCAACACAATAAAAGCAGCAAGCAAATCAAGATCTAAAAGAGATGAAGAATTTAGAGTTTGGTATGTAGCTGTAACAAGATCAATGAAAAATTTATTCTTAATAAAAAATAATAACAAAAGGAAGGAATTTACAATATGAAGGCTTACAAAAAACAAATTGGTGGATCTCATTACAAAGACATGGTTATGCAGCCAAGTGAGTTTATAAATAAGAACCGTTTGCCTTTTGCAGAAGGATCGGCTATAAAATACATATGCAGACATGCAGCGAAAGGGAAAGAACAAGACATCGATAAGGCAATACATTATTTAGAAATGATAAAAGAGAGAGACTACAAATGATATTTAAAGCTCAAACAGAATGGGTTAAACCCACAGAATTTCCAGACTTACGTTACGCTGACGAAATTGCAATTGACTTAGAAACATATGACCCTGACTTAAAAACAAAAGGTTCTGGTGCTGTTGTTGGTAGAGGTAAAGTTGTAGGTATAGCAATAGCTACAGATGGTTACTCAGGATATTTTCCCTTTGATCATGAAGGTGGTGGTAACTTAGATAAAAAATTAGTTATGAAATGGTTTAAAGATGTTTGTGAATGTCCAGCAAATAAAATATTTCACAATGCAATGTACGATGTATGTTGGATTAGAGCAATGGGTTTTAAAATAAACGGTAGAATTCTTGATACTATGATTGCAGCATCATTAGTTAATGAGAACAGATATAGATTTGATCTAAATAGTTTAGGTTGGGATTACGTTGGTCAAGGTAAGAACGAATCAGAATTAGTTAACGCTGCTAAAGAATGGGGTCTAGATCCTAAAGCAGATATGTGGAAACTACCTGCACTATATGTAGGAAATTATGCACAACGAGATGCAGAAGTAACTTTAGCTTTGTGGAAAGTTATGCAAAAAGAAATAACTACTCAAGATATAACTTCTATATTTGATTTAGAAACAGATTTATTTCCGTGCTTAGTTGATATGAAATTTAAAGGGGTTCGTGTCGATACCGAATCCGCTCATAAATTGAAACAAAAGTTAAGTGCAGAAGAAAAACAATTATTGCTAGAAGTAAAAAAAGAAACAGGAGAAGAATGTCAAATATGGGCTGCAAGAAGTATAGCCAAAATTTTTGACAAACTAAAATTAAATTACGAAAGGACTGAAAAAACACAGGCACCTTCATTTACTAAAAACTTTCTGTCTACACATAGTCATCCGTTGGTTAAGAAGATAGCAAAAGCCAGAGAGATAAACAAGGCCCATACAACATTTATAGACACTATTATTAAACACGAACATAAGGGTAGAATACATGCAGATATTAATCAAATAAGATCTGATCAAGGTGGTACTGTAACCGGAAGATTCTCGTATTCTAATCCAAATCTACAACAAATTCCTGCTCGTAACAAAGACTTAGGTCCAATGATTCGATCCCTGTTTATACCAGAATCAGGTTGCGAGTGGGGATGTTTTGATTACAGTCAACAAGAGCCAAGACTTGTAGTTCATTATGCATCCTTAGATCAAGACACAAGTGTCTTTGCGGTAAAAGATTCATACGAACATGATGATGCAGACTTTCATACTATTGTAGCTAAGATGGCTGATATACCAAGAACAGCTGCTAAAACAATTAACTTAGGTTTATTTTATGGAATGGGTAAAGCTAAACTACAAGCAGAATTAGGTGTCAGTAAAGATAAAGCTGATTCATTGTTTCAAATATATCACGATAGAGTTCCATTTGTTAAATCTCTTATGCGTTCTGTATCTAACAGAGCACAACAAAGAGGACAGATAAGAACCTTACTAGGTAGATTATGTAGATTTCATTTATGGGAACCAAATAGTTTTGGTATGCACAAGGCATTACCCTTTGATCAAGCTGTCCAGGAACATGGGCCAGGCATCAAGCGTGCTTATACTTACAAAGCATTAAATAAATTAATTCAAGGATCTGCAGCAGACATGACAAAAAAATGTATGTTAGATTTATATAAAGAAGGAATTGTAGCGCACATACAAATACACGATGAACTAGACATATCTGTAGAATCTGATAAACAAGCTAAAAAAATTGTTGAGATTATGGAAAATGCTGTTAAATTAGAGATCCCTAATAAAGTAGATTATGAATCTGGAAAAAATTGGGGAGATATTTATGGATAACTATGGCTTATTTAAATGCAAACATACCCGCAACGTATGCACAAATTAAAAGAGAATATTTATATGATTGTAAAAAACATCATGGAGAAGTTGAAGATTGTATTATCTTTGGTATATCAAGTCTTACTGGACGTAGTATACTTTTTCACGCTATTATGGAAAATGGCGCTGTCTTTTATAGACTGCCAATTTCGGCTTTTATTCAACGTGGCTTTCAACCGGAAACTGTTCCCATTAAAAGACTTGATGAACTTCAACTTTGGAATTGTTTTTCTTATTACCCTGCTATTACTAGCTGGGATCTTTTAAACGGACAACACGGCAAATACATAGGAAAAGACAAGAAATGGCACCAAGGGACATATCTTTTTACAATTGACTTTGCACACCCAGAGAGTAATATAATAGATACCGATCATTCGGAAATACCGCACGAGCACAAGTGCGCACACATCATAGCCCTAGACGATGGAAACTATGCGGCACAGCCAAACAATAGAATAATATGGGACATTCCGTCTTTCACAGTTAAGAATACTATTCCTGACTGGAAAGTACAAACATCAGAGTGGAACGTAGAAAACTCTGGTCAATGGAAAACGGAAGATACAGATAACTTTTTCTACGAAATAGAGGAGAAAAAAAATGATTAAATGGATTAAAAGAAAATGGGACAAATTCATAAATTGGGTTTTTATCGGTTTTTATAAGTGAAACTTAAAAAAATTAAAGAAGCATTTGAACAATTTAAAAAAGAAGGTTGGAGTAAAATTTACTTAAACAGAATTTTAAGAAAAGAAGTAGAGATTGGTGCGAATGGCACGCAAAGATACGTAATTAAACAAGGAAAAAACAAAGGTAAAATATTATGAAGTGTAAAAAATGTAACCATGATTGTCATTGTGTAGAAGATCTTCATGCAGATGAATACGGAGTTTGCACCTGTGATAAATGTGAGTGCAAATGAAAAAACAAAAGCCCTTAATATTAAAAAATGAAGTTGCAGCTCCAAGTAATTTTGCTTGGTTAAAAAAAAATATAGTAATTGTACCTGTGATAGCTGCAATCTTAGCTGGAACTTTTACGTCTATTAAGTATGTACTAAATTTAACAGATACTATTACAGCTAACCAAGAAACTATTCTTAAACTAGAAGAAAAATACACAGCATCTGTAGCTGACATCTACGATCTTAAAACAA